TTTATAAGTCAAGGAAATGAACAATAATACGCTAATGAGCAAAGGAAAAAATAAAACAACAACAAACTGGTTTTTATAGGTTATTATCCTAAAGAATAAATTTAACCGATATCTTACCCTAGTTATTTTCTGTTATAATTAACAAGCTTTCTCTATATTACATGTAAAAAAGGAGTGAGTTGTGAAAACAAACAGAGTCGCAAGACGTATTTTAGGTTTACCTTATAATTTAAGTCGGTCTAAAAAGAAAGTGCGTTTTTCCATTATTACGCCTACAGAAAGTGATAATCTTCCCGCAGAGTTAAAAAATGCAACTCGGATCTGTTTAAAACAAGATTTCAGAAAAAATGCGCAAAATAAGCGTATTTATATGAAATTAACCGATGCTTATCCAGATTATCTTCTAGTAAGTTAATTACTTATGCCTAATGTTAGATTGTAAATAACTTTTATTTTATTATTTATAACTAATAGTTTATCCCTTACAACCTTGTAAGGGATAATAGTATTCTATTATTGATATAATTCTTTACGAATATTCACTAATACTTGTTTAATTAATTGAGGATTGATTTTTTCTGGTAATTGACTTTGTTGAAAAGCTTGCTCAATTTTTTCTATTAATATTTTGCTTCGCTCAAATAATGTTTCATAACTTAAAGCCCCAGATTTAATTTCTAACAATTCATCCCTGTTATCACACCAAACTTTGACTTTTTTTTCAGTGGCAATTCCTAATGCAATATAAAGCAACCTAAAAGTGTGCATCATATTTTTACTATCGTAACTTCGTCCATGTTCAATATTTTGCTGATAGCGGGCTTCATTACGCTCTTCAACCCATTGCCAATAAGCATGATACTGCTTGCAATAGGTACTGTAGCCGTCTTTATTAAAACTAAGATAGGCTTGTAATATAGCTGTTTCAGAGACACTGCTTAGTAAAACATCGGTGGCATTATCTTTTTTTATTACGCCTTGATAATCACTATTTGGATCATAAAAAACTGCATAAAGATTTTGTGCATGATTGATTTTAACCAACCCAATATTTTGCTGCTCCCAACAACGTTTTTTAAGCCAATTATTCAGTAATAGGCTTTTTCCATCTTCAATGATATAACAGAAATCAAGGATTGTTTTTAACTCTTTATCTATAGGATCCATGATCTTCTTATTTAACCCTTGCGCTTTTTTTATTTGCCCTTGAGCATAATGCACAAAAGTCTGTACGCATTCCTTTGATAAAAACCATTCTGGGTTAAATTGCATAAATAATGGATGACGATAAATAACAACATGCTCTGGTGCATTTAATAATTCTAAAATATTAGGATTAGACGCACACAGTAATTCAACAAATCGCCCTAATTCATAATAAACGACATCATTAGTTTTATTACTTACTTGTGGCACATAATCAGAGCAATAAAACATCTCTTTAGGTAGATAAAAAACACCTTTAATATCAGTATCTGAACTATCTGTTGCCAAATTTTGTGAACGACTACCTGAAATTGTTTCAAATAAAAGGTAAGGCTTTATATTGTCAATGGTCAGTTTCATCAAGTATTTTCCTAAACCAATTATTTAATATTTCACTATCTGGTACGGTGCGTTTCGCTAATTGAGTTGCTGTTTCTTGCCATAAAAAAGTGATCAGTTTTTGCATATTATCGGTTGGTAGCCAAGTAAAGTGTTCATCTTTATCTGCTTTAAAGCTCACTAACTCTCGAATAATTATTTGCTCATCTGTGGTTAATATATTTATTAGCTGATTAAGCTCCATCGGTGGGATATTCCCCGTTTTTACTGTCCAATAAGCAGCTAAAAGTGAACGTAAGAGATAGAAATATTTTTTTAATTTTATGGGCTCATCTATCGCTTTACTTGAATGGCTCTCTTCAAAATGATGTCTACTAACGGCTTTTGCGATCCCTCTATAATGATGAACAATGATTTGGGGTTGATAATATAATTGTGCCAACTCAAATAATTCTTTTTGGATACCAGCATATTGTTGATAAACAATAGGTGATTGTAACCACTCAAATAAGATAGCATTTGACTTACGTAATAGATGCAATGCTTTCGTAATATCCCAAGCTCCTACATCAAACCAATTATTTTCTATCCTCTCAAATGTTTCTTTAGGTTTATCAATTGAAAGATATGCATTGCGAGGCCGTATAAAAATACCACGTACATCATAGTCACTATCCGTTGATGCGAAGCCCCAAGCACGGCTTCCACTTTCAGCAACATAAAGTAGTTTTATTTGATGCATTTGCTCTATTTGTGGCAGTTTTTTTAATATCTGATTATGCATGATGATGTTACTCGGTATTTCCTTACAACTCTTAAATTTAATAATGTTGCCAATTATGATGATGACTAGAGCTAACAATAGCAACATAACTACTTTAGTGTCTTAATTTTATAATTTATTTTTTGATACCGTCTCCTATACCGTCATTTTTTTCGGTTCTTGTCAACCATTAGCAACCATAGAAAACAAAAAAGCCACCAGTAACATACTGATGGCTCTTGGTTTTTTAACCTTTATCAACTAGTGCTGATAAACGTTATTTTATTCCCACTCAATTATATTCTAGTAATTTAACTCACTGATAAATATAAATTATAGTTAAATTAGATATCACTAACACCGTCACCGATACCGTCATTATGAAATCTGTCTACTTTTTCATCGGTAAGAATTGAGGAGTTTTTCCTTTGCTTCCAGCTCTGAAATGCAAAGGTTAAGTGTTCTGGTATTTTCATCTGCACGCTGAGCTTCACGCCCATATCGTTCAAGTGTTTCTCGTAGTTGTCGAGAAAGTTCACTGGCTTTAGCTTTCTCAATTCGGCAGGTATTGGTGTTATCGGTACTTGCAACTTCTGTTTTCGTGGTACCGGTTGAGAGCTGCACCCTGTCAAAGTGATTAAGAACACGATCAAGCAAAGCATCTGTGCGTATCGTATCATGCTGTTGTGCGTCATGATATATCTCCAACCTATTCTGCTGTTCATTGTCTGCTTGTTTACGCAGATCAATATTTGTGGCCACATCCTTTTCATCTAATTGATTACCTGCAATCTGTCTATTCATTGCTTGGTTATCAAAATAAATACCGCCAGCAACAAAGCCAGCGGTAAAGGAAACAGCCAAAGCAATTAGCGCTATGACGGTTTTATTCATTAACGAACCCCATTGTGTTCTAATGAAAAATGATTGCCGTCAGGACGAGTTTTAAAACGCCCACCCCAACTTCCACCTAATGACTCCCAATACTCACCCAGTTCTTTATAGTCGCTGGTGGCTGTAAGGTATTTTCCGTTAGCATCAAATAGGTTGAAATCAACTGCTAAACGTTGAGTATGCAGACTGTTACTAATACCCGATCCTTTCTTTGCATTTAATTTAGCTTGTTCTTCGGTACGATAAGCCTCACCAAACGTTAGTTTATATCCCTTCTGCTGAGCAAAGGTGATCAGCTTTGCAACCATACCTGTAAACGTATTCTGTTTATCGACTAATGACATATTCACCCCTTTATAAACTTGATGACATTGCCTTTACTGACCATCAACGTTGTGCAGATCAAGATATTGGCAAAGATGTTGTAGATATCAGCGTGATAATTAGGATCGAAGTAAGCGCGAATAGGTACGCTTGAAGAGTAAGCAAGAATGAGGAAAGCTAACCATCCACCTTTTTTACAGTGTTGTCTGCCGTCACGTTTAAAATAGAACACACGTAGAAATATGACAGTACAGATGATGGCATTAACAATAGTGAGCAATGTTTCGCATTTCATTGTTGCCCTCCTTGTTTCGGTATATCAGCCCTTCCGTATGCTTTTACGCTTAACTTAACCACAAGCAAAGCGGAAACAAAAGCACCTACGGCATCGATATGTTCGATTTCGTATTGCTCCGGTTTAACACCGAAAAGGCCAGTAACAGAAATAAATATAGTTGCTGCGGGGCTAAAGAATATAAGACCACAAACGAAGCTTAAAAAGGCTAATACCGATCTACGTTTAAAGCTATATTCAGTAGCAGCAGTGGTAAAGAAGATGGCTCCCAACAGTGAACCCATAACAACTTCTGCTGGAAGCCCTGCGAAGTAGCCAAGAAAAGCAGTAGTGCCGATCCCAGCTTTTGTGTAGACATCTTCTTGCATGAGTGTAGTACCAGTGATTAATGAGTAATCATGATACTACATAACCAATGAGATAAACAAAAAACCATAAAAGGAAAAATAAATCACATGGAGAACATACCTATATTTAAAGTGAGTCTCATTTATTATCATGTTCCTGTTAGTGAGTTGTCATTTATATTCTAAATATATCTTAAAGTAACTACTGGATGAAATGACGCCACCGTATCACCTGTAAACGATGTTACTTTTACGCTCGTTAAGTCAGGCTTAACACATTTAAAAACCACCTTAGCATCAATTCGTTGATTATGGTTAGTTAATCCAATATATGCAGAATCCCAACCCGTTCCTTTTGCAAAAGACACTAAAGATTTATTTTCGTCAGTTATAAACAGTGCACCATTATCTAATGAGCTTTTAAATACACCTGAAATAGACACCTCAACCAAAGCACCTATACGGAATCCTATATCATCAAAAGATACAATAATATTACCTTGTATTGCGGATTGAGCCTTTTTAAATGATATTACCTGCCCACCGTTATACTTGCCTCCTTCTATCGCCTTTCCTCCCATGGAGTTGGATATATATGTAGGAGTAGGTGTATAAAATGGATCTTCTACGTAAGTATCACACCAAATATCAGATATCTCACAACCAAAACTAGTATTAGAGTTCAACTGTATCAATCCAGAATGAGCACCTTTAAATGTTAGGTTTTTAAAATGACATCGTTGATTATCACCTGATCCTGAAATCCCAACAATTGAATTGGAACTTGTATTCTGAAATACCCAATCAGACATTACAATATCGTGCCATGAACGACCAATTACTAATGTTTGGCTTGTAAGATATATTTCATCTGACATTTGAATAAATGCTTGAGTTGGAGGGGATGAATGTGAAGTAAACTCAATTTTTCCACCAAAGTAGGTGTTGTGATTAAAATGCAACCCAGACATAAAGTTGCCAGAATCTCTTTCAAATACTAAACAATATTTTGTTCTATCAATTGAAGCGCCTAGCCAGTTATCTGTTACTGACAAGTCTAAAACTTCATGAATTGACAACGCTCGACCAAAATTATCTATTGTACAGTTATGAATTTTTATACCTTCAGGATACCTACCTTCATTAGCATACGATAATCTTTCGCCTATTGATATTCCTCGGGTTTCTGAAGATGTCGGATTAGTTCCAAAAATAATGCTATTCGTGATGTTACATTCAACATTTTTATGCTGCAAACGTAATCCATTTCTACCATAAAAGAAACTGTTATCTATATTCCACGATCTTCCCCAGTCTGACTGTAAAAACCAATTAAAATTATACAATTTTACGCGTTGTAAGTTAAACCTGTTAACATAAACATGAAATCCTTCCCCGCTCCCATACTCTCCCTGCATGTTGCAGAATGTAACTGTACCTGAATCATACTGACTATCTTCAGTCCATTCACCACCAATAATGCTAACTGATTCTATGCCGGCTCCATTAGTTTTTGCATTGAATAAATTACCTATACCTGATGCAACTTTTATTTTCGCACTATCGGCATTTATAGTTGTACCAGACTTTATATTTACCGATTTACCAAGTCTGCAATTACCATCAATAACAACGCTCTTTCCTAATCCTGCAGTTTTGTTTATAGCGGATTGCAAGCACGGCGCACAATCTACATCATTGACAAATAATGCCCCAAATTTTGAAATTGGAGCGCAGGCATCTAGTTGCAATACAGCAATATTACCGTTATTTAATAAATGATCGCTATAACCATCAGGTGTTCCATTGTAGTCGCTTGGAGAAACAATAAGATACGTTGCTCCTCCACCGCTGCTTTTTGAGTGAAATCCTAACGTTGCCACTAACATCCCTGGTGATAAGTCATTCTTTGATTTCATGACGTTAACGTTATTGAATTTCTTTACAATTTCACCGAGGTCACCTCGTAGACTTGCATCACCAACACTAATCCACTTACCTACCCCAATACCTCCTGAATTAACAGGACTTGAATTAACAGGAACACTTTTTGGCAAATCTCCATCCCAGCGATAATATTCTCCATTATTTTCAAAATGAAGAGCTTGATAGCGAGTTGTTATTTCTGCACCTTTTTCAAAAGAATCAACAAGGACATAACCAAGCGAACCAGTTTCAGAAGGATCAAGTAATTGAGGATAGCCTTCATTATCAAATCCAAGTTGTTTATTTCTACGTTGTTCAGCAGATGGTAATGCTGGTATAGCCTTATCCTTTACCCTTAATGTCTTACTATCAATATCCTTAATACTGTTATCAACATAGTCTTTATTTACTGCATCAGTACCCAACTTAGGCGATGCTAAACTAGCAATGCGATTCCCTTTTGCATCATAGTAATTCGATAAATAGGTAGGCTTACGTAAGCTTAAAGAGAAAGTGCCCAATGCTTTTTGAATTAACATTGTTAAATAATCAAAGGCATCTTCATGTACTTCAGCAAAGAATTTACCCTGATTGCGTAAGTCAGTTTCTTGTACAACAGGTAAATCGCGTTCTAATAATATCTTCCAGCCTTGAGCTAAAGGTTTATTTAAAACCACCTTACCGCCATGATAGGAACCTGCACCAACAATAGTGTAATCAGTACCATTCTTTAACGTAGTTTCATTGCCGTCACTGTCAGCAACCACAACAATCAAATGCTTGCTTTCAAAGATACGGAATCGAAAATCAAAATCCGTTGTTACGCCATTACCTACATACTCTTCATGGCTTAGTTCAGTAGATACCGTCATTGCTCATCTCCTCTGGTGTTAATGAGGATATGATACGTTTAACTACAAAATATATCCATATTTGCAATAATGGTTATCAAGTAGAAAATTAAATTAACCAATTAGATGAACATTTTAATGCATTTACATTATTATAGTTTACGTAATTATTTTCATTAGTGAGGACTTTAGCCATGGAAAAGAAGTATGAATACCCTGCACCAGCTAACTATCCAGATGTAGTGAATACCGATGAAGGGATTGAAAAATTAATTACAAAATCAAACCTTGAATCACTTTTAACAAAGATGGGAAACGATGGTCATGATGTATCAGCTCCACTTGTAGAGCTTATTGCAATGAGAAACTTTATAATTCAAAAGATGAGAGGCAATAAAAATATAATACCGTTAGTGGAATGTATTTTAGCTGAATTAAAAAAATGAGAACAATGCACCGCTTAAGCGGTGCATTCTTATTTTAATACATATATAATTTTCTATTTACACTAATGGAGGCTTTCTATGAATGAAGAGCTTTTTGTTGAATTAATGACAAATTTGATCAGTGCTATTAATAATATTTCCAAAGAAGATAGCATGTTGAAAATTTGGATGCCACCAATTACGGTTGTCTTAGCATCTGTTGCTGCCAGCATAATTACATACAAAGGAATGGTAAAACAAACTAATAAAACACATGCATACTCTAATTT